GCTTGCTTTATGGCCAATAACAACAATTATTAAAGTAATTGTCGGTTTATTTACCGGGGGCTGGTCTGGCGCTATCGACGCATTGAAGGGGCAGTTCGAGAAATTAGGCCAAATATTTTCAGGCATATTCGGCGGCATTAAAGCGACAGTAATTGCGGTTGCCGATTTTTTCCGTAACATTTTCAGCGGCCCAATAAATACTGTAAAAAATCTTTTCGGAAGCATATCTGATAAATTCGGAAATGTTGTCCAGTCTATTAGAAGTAAAATAGAAACAATAACTGCATTTTTTAGCGGCATTTTTAAAAAAGGCATAGATATAGCAAATAGCATAATACCAGGTCTGGGCGATGTATTCCAAAGGGTATTCGACAGCATAAAAAATATTGTTAGCACAGCAATCGAAGTCGTTAAAAACATATTTAAGGTATTTGTAGAAGTAGTCAAGGTTATAATTTGGCCAATAGAAACAGTGGTTAAATTCGTTTCAGCTTTATTCACCGATGGCTGGGGCGGCGCGGTAAAGGCGCTGGGCGATCAGTTTAGAGTACTTGGCGAGAGGTTTGGAAATATATTTGACGGCATAAAGAATACTATCGGCATTGTTGCGGGCTTTTTTAAGGATTTATTCGGCAACGCATTTAACGCCATATATAATTTACTTTCCGGTTTATCAGATAGATTCGGCGGGGTATTTAGCTTTATTAAGGGAATCATTGACGGCCTGTCAGAAAAGTTCGGCGCGGTATTCGATGTGATAAAAGGAAAAATTGATGCGTTCATATCGTTCTTTACAGATAAATTTGACGCAGTAAAAAATTTTATCGGCGGAATTGGTTCTGCCATATCCGGATTATTCGGAGGGAATAAAGGCAAACAGGAGATTGTTACTGCCAGCCATGCGTCGGGCGGGATATTTACACACAGGCACATAGCGGAAATTGCCGAAAGGGGCGCTGAGGCAGTAGTCCCATTGAATAAAAGCCAGCAGGGATTTGACATCTGGAAACAAGCTGGGGAATTCGGCGGGTACCTTGAGCGGATGGGCAGGCAAACGCAAACGGGAACCGCCGCAGTAAATAAGCCAGAAACGCCCCCGGTGATGCAAGCCGCAGCGCAGAAAATATCTGGCGCCGGGGGAAGCGGATTAAACTTTACTTTTACCCAGCACATTACGATTACCGGGGGAACACCGAGTCAGGAAGCATTAAATCAAATATCCGAAGCTGGCCAGCAAGCCGCAGATGAATTAGAAGCCAGGTTTGAATCGCTGTACGAATCAATGATGGTCAATCGGCGAAGGAAATCGTATGCCTAAAACATTTCTGGTTCCCCAGGGATCGGTCTGGGATTGGCTTTCTTGGAAATTGTACGGCGACGAGGGGTTTACCCATACCCTGCTGGATGCGAACCCGGCATTGCGCCATATAGTCCGGTTTGAAGAACCGATAACAATAATCGTTCCGGATAAGCCTGTAACAAGGGCGGCGACATCGGCGAACTTACCGCCATGGAAGAGGCTATAGCATGGCAGATTCAAGACGCGCATATATCCGGGTTGAATATGACGGCAGGGACATCACTGATGAGGTAACCAATACAGTAATAAACCTTATATACGTCGATAAGGCCAGCAATGAAGCGGACGATTTAACGCTGAATTGCCATGACAGGGAAAACAACTGGATTGGAAGCTGGTATCCAAAATTAAAAACGGGGGGCGATTAAATGTCGGATAGCTTTAGCGACATAACGGCAGAGCCGGTAAACAATGCCGTCCCTGGGACAATTCTCCGCGTGAAAATATGCGTGGAAAATTGGAATAGCGAAGGCGACTACGGCGAGCTGGATTGCGGCGCGTTTGAAATTGACACGGTAGACTTTTCCGGGCCGCCAGATAAGGTTTCGATTAAAGCATTATCGACGCCTATTTCGTCAAGTATGCGCCGTGAAGAAAAAACACGTGCATGGGAAGATGCCACCCTTCAAAAAATTGCGCAGGATATGGCGGACAGCGCGGGTCTCCAGTTAATGTATGAAGTTGAGAGCGACATACAGCTTGACCGCGTAGACCAAATACAAAAATCGGACATGGGTTTTTTGATGGAGTTATGCGTCCAGTATGGAATATCGCTTAAAGTTACAAGCGATAAAATAGTTTTATTTGAAGAATCAGTCTATGAGGCTAAACCTGTCATTACTGTTTATGATAAAAGCGAAATAGGCGGCCGGCTGCTTAGTTATTCATTTTCGCAGAATACAGGCGAAACGGTTAGCAAGGCAGTATCCAGTTATAAAGACCCAAAAAGCGGCCAGCTTGTCGAAGCAGAGTTTGAGCCTGACGAACCTCCGGCAACGGGGCAGGTCGCGATAATAAATGAGCGGCCCGGGGATTTGCGCGGCGACAATTTCCGCGAGGGCGTGGATACCGCATCGGAAGATCCGGGCGGTACGTTCGATACGGGTTTCAAAGTATTCAATGACACAGCCGGAGATTTTGGGGATATACGCGCCGATAGGACGGACAATGCAGAAAGGCAAGCGAAAGCTGTAGCGCGTGAAAAAAACAAGAACGAATGGACTTGCACATTAAAGGTTATTGGAAATGTAAGGATGGTTGCCGGTATAAATATACGGTTGATAGGTTTTGGGGTATACAGCGGAAAATATTCTGTAGACGAAGCAACGCACAATGTCGGCGCAAGCGGTTATACAACCACGGTCAAAGCGCACCGGGTACTGGTGGGTTACTGATATGCTTCGCATAGGCCAGGTAGTAAACCGCATTATAAATAAAGCCGCGGCGCGGGTAGCCAGGGACGATCTTAAAGGCCACGTTAGCGGGGAATTGCAGGTATTGTTTCCGGCAGTTGGGGGATGGAATTTTAACTATACCCCAGAAATAGGCGATCACGTTGTAACATTAGAGCAGCCGAACGGCAGGGTAGAAGGCTATATCGCAGGCAAAGTCTATACCGGAAACAAGATGCCGCAGAAAGGAAAGCCCAATACCTTTCAAATGGTAAGCGATAATGGCAAAAACTTTTTTGAATTCGACGCGGACAACGGAACGCTGAATTTAACCGTTGATCAGGACGGCAAATTAAAATTCAAGAATGTTGAAGTTGAAGTAGAAGAAACTACTGATTGGATAACAAAGTTCCTGAATATTTTAGCGAAAGAACACGCCTGCCTAATTACAAAAGAGCTGGATATTGAATCGGATAAGCCGATGGGGTTTCAAGGAACCGGGCTACAGCTAGGCAAAGATACGCTGATTGTATTTTATAAGGCTTTATTAACGGCGCTTAGAAAAAACCCGATACTGATCCCCCCTGCCCCTATCCCCCCAGGAATGCCAGTGCTACCAACGCCGATTTTTATAAATATGTTCCTTTACAGGCTGATTAACGATTTTATATCTGCCTTGGAGCAAGTAATCGCGAACACTGAAAAGGTGCTTAAATAGGAGTTTTTATGGCAATGACACCGGAACAAATAAATAACATGAACGAATACGCAAACCGCTTTGGGACAATTATAGCCAACGAGCTTGGCCCTCTTTTTATACCCCCATCGGCATCGCAGGCAGACAAAGAGGCAAATATAAACCAACTGAAAAATTATTGGGCAGCAGTAGGAAGGGGAATGTACAAGTTTGAGAACAATTTATCGGAGTAGCAGGGAGAAATGGCTAAAGGCTTAATAGGCTCTTGGGGGACGGTAGTATTTGAAGTCTCAGGCTTCGGCGCATTTACGTTTTCTGAAATCACTCAGGACGCTTCTGGCCGCTGGGCAGTGCATGAGCCTGTAAATACGGCGCCGATTTCTGAGTATCTGGGGCCTGGCCAAGACAAAGTAGAAATAAAAATACTCCTTTCAAAGCAGTTAGGCGCAGATCCAAAAGAGAAATATGAGATGTTGCGGAAATTGGTGCGCAGGGGAAAGCATTTCCCATTTATTTATAACGGAACCCCCCTGTCTGGAAATATGTGGTACATCGAAACCATAAACGGTTCTTCATCTGTTTTTGAGGCCGGCACAGGCGAAATTTTATGGATGGAAGTGTCATGCCAATTTAAGGAGTACCTGTAATGGAGCAGTGGGTAGTTCTGGATTCCCTGCCGTCCTCAATGGTGTTCGGCGCGACAGGAATTCTTGACGTTATGCAAAACGTCCGAACGATTTTAACAACGCCGAAAGGCACACAGCCCCTCGACCGCGATTTTGGCATTGAAACCGATTTTCTGGACAGCCCTGTTTTAGAAACAAGGGCAAGGGCGGAGCAGAATATTTTTATGGCGCTAAAAAAATATGAGCCAAGGGCCGTACTCCGGCAAGTTAAATGGAATACCGATATCCTCAGCGGGAAATTCTGGCCGGATGTTTTAATTCAGGTGGTAAATATATGAGTTTCAGCGATCTTAAATTCGCGGAAGATGACGCCCGCGTACTGGCAGACACATTAAGGGCAATATATGAGGGCATCCGCAGAGAAAACGGAGAGCCTGGCTATCGGCTTCCGCTTGCGGCGCCGGAACGGCTGATACAGCTCACCGAAGCCGCGGTTTTGGCCCAAGTAAATAAAAACATCGACGCTGCGGGGAAAGCCAGCCTGCTATTTTTTGCAAACGAACAAACGGCAAAGCATATCGGCTATTTGTATGGGGAACGCGGCAACCAGTTGGAAGCTTCGTATTCGCTCACGACAATGCGCTACACGCTTACAGTAGTGCGCCCTGTTATAACCACCATTCCCAGGGGATACCGCACAACGCCGGACAACAAAGTATTTTTTGCGACAAAGAAGGCGCTGGAAATACCGGCAGGGGAATTGACAGGCGAGGTGGAAGCCCAGAGCCTTACGCCGGGCGTTATAAGCGATGGGTTCGCCGTAGGCGAAATAAAAAACATGGTAGACCGCGCCCCGTGGGTACTGTCGGCGGTAAATATTACACCGTCAACAGGCGGCGCAGAAAAAGAAAGCCTTGAAGCATATATACAGAGGTTGCGGATGCTGCCTGAATCGTTCAGCGTTGCCGGGCCTGACGGGGCTTACGAGTTTTGGGCAAGATCGGCGAATCCCGGAATTATTGATGCCAAAGCATGGATGCCGGAACTGGATATGGACGCATTCGCAGAATTTCTTTTGCCCTGGGGAATAACCAATGCGCCGGGGTTTTATAGGGCGTTAGGCGATTATTACAGGGACAGCGGAACGGGCCCAGGGAATGTCAATTTAACCGCGCTAATGAAGGAAGGCGAATTGCCTTCCGGAGAGGTATTGAACCAAGTCAAGGAAACCCTGAGCGCAACGGAGAGGCGGCCCCTTACTGATTTTGTCCATGTAGTTTCGCCGGAACCTGTAGGTTTCGCCGTTGCGTTTGAATACTGGGTTGAAACGGAGAAGGCCACGGAAGCGGCCTCAATTATAGACGCAGTTGAAAAAGCGACAATGAGGTATATCGCATGGCAAAAATCAAAGCTCGGTTTGGATATAGTCCCCGACACGCTACACAAGATGATTATGGACTGCGGGGTTAAGCGGTTGGATATTACGGCGCCGGTATTTACGGTTCTGGAGCCTAACCAGGTCGCGCAATTCAGCGGGGATAAATCAGTAAACTACCGGGGGCTTGAGGACGCATAATGGATTTAAGCAATATTTCCATTCTTAATATAATGCCCCCGAACATAGCCGCTGATCCTAATATTAGGAAAATTGCGGAAGCGTTTGACGAAGTATTAAGGGGAATAATCGCAAAGATTCCCAATGTGGAAGTAATACCTAATTTGGTATTGAACCGCATAGTAGATGAAACGCTAATTGATTTATTAGCTTGGCAGTTTCATGTTGATTTCTATGACCCTAAACTACCGATAGAAATAAAACGTGAATTAGTATTGAAATCTTTGGACTGGCATACCCGCAAAGGAACGCCGTCTGTTGTGGAAGAAATTGTATCGACAGTTTTTTCCCGCGCAAAAATAGAAGAATGGTTTGAGTACGGAGGGCAGCCGTATAGGTTCCGTATTGCGACAGAAGAGCAAATGCCGGACGCGGAGACGGTAAACAAGCTCATACGCGCGGTTAACTCAGTAAAGAACACGCGGAGCTTTTTGGAAACGCTGACGCAGATGACCGACTTCTTTGACGAAGTAATAACAGAAGATATATTAGGGTTAATAATAGCAAGGACTAAATTCTCCGACTCATTTAATTACAGCGGGTTAAAATTTAATGGGCAAATAAAGCATGACGGTTCCCATACAGCCGGAAGGCAGATCAGCGACAGGTTCACGCTGATTTTACGGCCGAATAATTTTGTAGACGTTTTTGAAACCCGCCTTCGGCATAACGGGATGATAAAGGCTGACGGCAGCCACAAATTCAACGGCATTGGCAGGATAAGCGATGTGTTTAGGATGTTTATCAACTATGGCCATACGGACAACGTTGACATAACGGAAATAGACAAAATAAAAATCGGCACGGATTTATTAGATTATTTTTCGACACAAAAAAAATTCAACGGGGTGCATAAGCATAACGGGGCAATACAGGCATCGGCGGCCAGGGAATTGTTCACGCTAAAAATTGAAAATGCGTTTGTAGACACATTTTATACCGCGCTAAAACATAACGGCATGATAAAAGC